ATCTATTTGGAGTCGGTGCAAACCATCATAGACACTCTCGCTGAGTCTCCCCACCTTTCCCCGTTGGAACGCACCCTTCTGAAGGGCTCGTTCGATCCTAAGAATCTCGCATGGACGTCGCGCAATGGACATAAGTACCCGATTCGTCGGGGATCCATGATGGGAAACAAGGTGTCGTTTGTGGTCTTGTGCCTTTTGAACAAGGTCTGCTACGACATCTGTGCCGATCTTAGGCGAAAGAGGTCTGGGGAGGCCAGATGGGATAATGCCCTGATCAACGGGGACGACATCGCCTTTGCGGGCGATTCGTCCTTCTACGATGATTGGGTGTCCGTTACATCCCATTTTGGTTTCCGGGTTAACCAGAAGAAGACTGGAGTCTCGGACGTCTACCTGGAGTTGAACTCTAGGACTTTTCGATTTAGACGTCTTCGCGGCGAGAACAGGTGGGCGGTTAAGCCTCTCCGGAAACCTGTTCTGTCCGGTCTTCTTCCTGGCCTCGAGCCAGGGTGCGTTCTTTCTCGGCTGATCCAGGGACTCTCGACTTTGTCCCCCGGTGCCCTTCGTTGGGCCATCATTCAGATGAGGCATTCGATTCGCCTAGCCGGGGTTACGTTGTCGTCTGTCCCTTCGAGGATCGTGCGGAACCTCCTCCGCGAGAAGTGGTTTCGGCTGTCACTTCTCGCTCCGCGGGGGGAGCTGGTAGTCGAGGGTGTTACTAGGGCGTGGCCTGTCATCTTGTCAAGTTTTCGGCCCCCTGAAAGTCACCTTCGGCTTTACGAGTTCCAGAAGAGGGAGATCATGCGGTTAGGGGTTAGGATGGCCGAGGGTGTTTGTCTACCCCCGCCTTCTAGCCGCATTCGACCTATCAAGGAGGAGGTTGCTCCCCACTTTTCGAAGTTGCGAATCGGTGTCCGAGCCTCCTGGGCCTGGACCTGGATTGCTCCTCTCTACGAGTGGTGGAAGGCCAATTCTCCCCTTTTGCCTCTCTCGACTGGGACTTGGGAAGACGATCACCCTGACCTTACGGTCAAGGTGGAGCATTTCATTCTTCCCAGCTCCTACCCGCCTCCCTTGGATCCTGAAGTGCGTGTTCTTGATCCAAATCTCTCCGCCCTGGGTCCCGGGCAAGTCAGGTCGCTCCAGGCGGCCATTCGAAGCTCAACCCTCTAGGGGGAGTCAGCGAACTTTCCTTGCGGGTGATGACGGAACAGGTTCTGTGACGGATGGCCGTGGTAAGGCGTACAGGGACGGGCCTAATCGTTTAATAGCGAAGAGGGTTTTCCGTCAGGATTAGCTGAGTACGTCTCTCGTGTGAGCATGCCGGCTCGAGTGTTTGCGGCATTGGGTGAGCACCTGGCGGGTTCGGGCGGTTGCCCGTGTCCCGGTGGGTTAGTAGTCTGTGCTCCAGCACTCAGCACGGGGGCGGAAAGGGCCCGGGAGGCTCGGAGTGTTTTCTCCGGTAATGAAGCCCTATTGAGGGTACCTCCCCACGGATACCTGTATGGTGGAAACGGCAGTACGGAGGATCTTTTCCTGAGTACGTCAAGGAGGGGGATCTTTCTCTTGCTGGGGTGCGAGCAGAGACCGACCCGGATGGGGAGAGGAAGCCTGCTTCCTCGGGCGTGGTGGAATGCCTTCCAGCTTTCCAGGTTGGACGGTACCGACGACCAGACAATGGCCGCCGCGTCG